GTCCTACCTCGGGTTTGTCCTAATAAAAATAGTTTGCAAAAATGTAATTAAGGACTATACTATGTCAATAAGTAAATAAAAGGAAATTAAAACCCATGACTACACCTGAGTCCAAGGTAAAGAATGCCGTCGTCAAAATACTAAAAGACTACGGAGTCTACTACTTCTTCCCTGCCACACACGGCTATGGTCGTAGCGGTGTCCCCGATATCATATGTTGCTACATGGGCAAGTTTATTGCCATCGAGTGCAAGACCATTAAGGGCAAACTAACTGCGTTACAAGAACGAGAGATACTACAGATAAGGCGAGCAGGTGGTGAATCCTTTATGGTTAACGAGGATATGCTTGACGATTTAAAATATTATTTTGCGTCCTTTGATGAAGAGGGGCGTGGTTAATTATGCCACCAGTTCTCCATCGTCTACGCCCTAGCCACTTACTTAAACATTTTTGTAGCGATCAAATAAAACTTTTACTTGAACGTATGGACTCTCATCCTGACGAGTTTGTTTACGACAATAGAAAGTGGATTAATTTTATACCACCAGTTTTGAAAGAGGAGGATGTGCATCCTCATTTGTCACAGTATAGATACTTCACACTAATAGAAAGGCTGGCTATTTATATTAAATGCAGACAGTTGATCATAGAAGTTGCAAGACCCTTTGCCTATGGATTAATACTTGAAACCATAGTTGAAGAAGGCACAGAGCCGTTCGCTGGGGAGATTAAGTGAACATAATAACCCTAGACTTTGAAACATACTACTCTGCGGACTTCTAGTTTACAAAGGTAACGACAGAAGAGTATGTGCGTGACGACAGGTTTGAGGTTATCGGAGTTGCCGTGCAAGTCAATGACGACACTCCAGCATGGAAGAGTGGAACGCATGCAGAAATAAAAGAATGGCTCTTACAATTTGATTGGAATTGCTTCGCCCTAGCCCACAATGCTATGTTTGATTCGGCAATACTGTCTTGGGTATTTGGTATAAAGCCAACCGCATGGTTAGATACTTTATCTATGGCTCGTGCATCAGATGGTTTAGAAGCTGGTAATAGCCTTGCAAAGCTAGCCCAAAGGTACAACCTTGGCACTAAAGGCACTGAAGTTGTTGAAGCAAAAGGTAAAAAACGTGTGGACTTTATGCCAGTTGAGTTGCTTCAGTACGGTGAGTATTGCAAGAACGACGTTAAGTTAACCTACGAACTATTTAAAGTGTTGGTAGAACGCTTCAATACTAAAGAATTAAAGCTGATTAGCTTGACAATAAAAATGTTTTCAGAGCCGACATTGTCTTTAAACACTCCTTTGCTTGAGCAGCATTTAATGCAAGTCAAATTCCGTAAGGAGAAACTACTTGAAGCTTGCATAGCAGATAAAGATACATTGATGAGTAACCCCAAACTAGCCGACTTACTTATTAGTCTTGGGGTTGAACCACCTATGAAGGAAAGTCCTGCCAATGGAAAACAAACATACGCATTTGCCAAAAATGATGAGGGTTTCAAAGAACTTGCCGAACATCCCGATGAACGAGTTCAAGCCGTTGTTGCTGCACGACTTGGAACCAAGTCCACACTTGAAGAAACTAGGACTGAGCGATTCATTTCTATATCTAAGCGTGGGCTTATGCCTGTTCCTCTTAGGTATTATGCTGCCCATACTGGTCGCTGGGGTGGTGATGACAAATTAAACTTACAAAATCTACCAAGAAAATCGCTTCTCAAAAATGCAATCACAGCACCCCAGGGTTTTATTTTAATTGATGCTGACTCATCACAAATTGAAGCACGCACAGTAGCGTGGCTTAGTGGGCAGAATGATTTAGTCACAGCCTTTGAGGATAAAGAAGATGTATACAAAATCATGGCATCGTCTATCTATGGAAAGACGCAAGATAAAATCACAAGTGAAGAGCGGTTCGTGGGTAAGACAACAATCCTCGGTGCGGGGTATGGCATGGGTGCTACCAAGTTTGGGATACAACTCAAAACTTTTAACGTGGAAATTAATGATGCGGAAGCGGCTCGCATTATTCAAGTCTATCGTGATACGTACCCCTATATACCTAAACTTTGGAAGGAAGCTAATAGTTCCCTTGATGCCCTCAGAGCTAAGCAGACTGCGCAGGTTGGGTGTCAGCCGCAGGCACTTACCCTTACGGAAAATGGCTTTCTACTCCCGAGCGGGTTGTATTTAAATTACCCTGATTTACAAAAAGACCAAGATGAGCAATACTCTTATGCAAGTAGACGTGGACGCATTAAGATTTATGGTGGTAAGGTAGTAGAAAACCTGTGTCAAGCACTTGCTCGTTGCATTATTGGTGAGCAGATGCTACGGATTGCAAAAAAGTATAGAGTAGTATTAACAGTACACGATGCCGTGATGTGTGTAGTACCTGAAGCAGAAACAAAAGAAGCATTGTTATACGTAAACGAATGTATGCGTTGGCGACCTTCTTGGGCTACTACTTTGCCTCTTGCATGTGAATTAGGTATGGGCACTAGCTACGATGAGTGCGGTAAAAAGAAATCAATAGAACTGTGGGGAGTTTAAATGAAAGACCTATCTTATTTATTAAACACTGGTGAGATAAGTAAAATACTTGGTATCACAATAACAAGTAAGTTTATAGTTGAAAAGTTAAAAATTGAACCCATACACTCCACTAAAACAGGCTATCTTTGGGAAGACATTGACGAGGTTCGTGTCAAACTGGCTAAGTATTTAATTGATTCGATAGGTAAAAAACGTGCCTGACTTTACTTGGTCTTATTCTTCTATTAACTTGTTTGATCAATGCCCTAAAAAGTATTATCACTTGCGGGTTGCAAAGGATGTTGTTGAACCTGAGACTGAGCATTTGACCTATGGCAAGATAGTGCATGAAGCCGCTGAAAAATACATCAGAGACGGCGTGCCGGTACTTGAGAAGTTCTCATTTATTGTTCCAGTACTGGATATTCTTAAAGAAATCCCGGGGAAGAAGTTATGTGAACACAAAATGGGTTTGACTGAGGGGCTAGAACCCTGTGGGTTTTTTGATAAGAACGTTTGGTTTAGAGGTGTAGCCGACTTACTTATTATCCAAGACGATTTAGCACACATTGTTGATTACAAAACAGGCAAGTCAGCACAGTATGCAGATGTAAAGCAGCTAGAACTAATGGCACTTGCTGTATTTAAACATTTCCCATTGGTTGAACGTGTTAAGGCAGGGCTTGCATTTTTAGTTAGCGAAGACTTTGTAAAAGCCCATTACATAAAACATGATGCTCCTGAAAAGTGGTTAACGTGGATTCAACAAACAGATAAATTAGCCGCAGCGCATGATAACAATGTATGGAACGCAAAACCAAACTTTACATGTAGAAAGTTTTGCCCAGTAAAAGATTGTGAACATAATGGAAAAGGACACTACAGATGAACGATCAAGACAAAGAACACATGCGCATCATGTTCGCAGGGTTTATTGTATGTGGAATGATTATGAAGCATGAAAATGTTGATCCAAGAATGATTTGGAATATGGCAGATGCCATGATAGATGCTAAAGATAAACAAGAACCCGAGGTTGGCATTGTTGCTGCTAAAACAAGGAGAAGAAAATGAACTACGTAGTGGGTACGTTACTTGGAGTTATTTTAGTCTTGAGTATAATATGCAGCGGCGCTGTTTGCAGGTAAAAAATGTTAATGACCATACTTAACCTATTTGCCTTGTTTGTAGCTGTCTTTGCGGTGCTGATCTTTGCAATAGTGTTTAGCTTCTTCCTGTTCATCATGTTTGCTTGTGTATACATTGGATGGATGGAGATTAAGGCTATGCCGATAACTGAAATATGGGAGAAGATTCAAAAATGAACACATCGCCCCCACATATTGTAGATAGCGGTGCTAGTTATGTATCATTACCCTTTTACGAAATACCCGTTAAGTCAACCATAGCTGACAAGTTACTAGAGTTTGCTATGAGTGCTGGCACATGGAATAAGTACCATAGCTTTGACGCTATTCAGGTGCCGTTTGACTTAGCGTTTGGTGACCCAATACTTTATATGCTAGGTATGCAACATAAACTAGCAGTAGGTATTCTTAGACTAAACCCATACACAACTTACGATTGGCATGTAGATGGTCGCCGTGGGGTATGTATAAACATGTTGCTCAATGATGTTAAGAGCCATTGTTTATTTGAGGTAGGACACGACGAAGCTACTCATCAGTTTGTAGAGCTAAAATACAACCCAAAAAGCTACTATATATTTAACAATCAAGTGCCACACATGGTGACTAACTTTGCCCAGTCTAGGTACTTGATGAGCGTAGAGTTTGTAGAAGGTAAAGACGAGTTAACTTTTGATCAACTGATCAAGGAAATAAAATGAACGAGCCAATTCCTTTTGCTGGCTGGATAGATGTAGACGATAACATACAAGAAACCCTGCGATTATTGACTGGAACTGATCCAGAAAACATGCCAAAATACATAGTATTAGGCGATGGCGCCGTGTATTTTTACCGTAAAGAGGAGCAACGATATGCCTTATGTGAACAAACCCCGCCCTTACAAGAAGGAATATCAACAGCAGCAAGGAACAGGGAACACGGAATGCACGTGATCGTGCACGTTATGAAATGGATAAAAAAGGTGTGGACAGGACAGGTAAGGATATTGACCATACCACACCGTTATCAAAAGGTGGTACAAACTCACCAAGCAACTTAAAACTTAAATCACCAAGCCAAAATAGATCATTTAGCCGAAACTCAGACCATACAGTAAAAATAAATAAACCTAAACGCAAAAATGGAAATACTAAATAACAAAGCAATACTTATTACTACTAGACGTCCACAACTAGTAACTGAATGTATAAAGAAAAGCGAAATTATTGAGACCAACGGCGACTTGCATAAGGTTGCCGTGCATTGGGGTTTGGATGAGGCACAAGCTTTAAACAAACTTAAGATTAAAAAAGTACCATCTCCAATATTGCGTGATTACAAATGGCCTGGTTTGCATAAACCAATGGAGCATCAAAAAGATACAGCTAATTTTCTTACACTAAATCAAAGAGCATTTTGTTTTAACGAGCAAGGCACAGGTAAGACTGCAGCAGCTATATGGGCTGCAGATTATTTGATGACACAAAAACGTGTGTATCGTGTGCTTATCGTATGCCCTTTATCTATAATGCAATCAGCGTGGCAAGCCGATTTGTTTAAGTTTGTAATGCACCGCAAAGTAGGTGTGGCATATGGAGATAGGCATAAACGTAAAGCAATTATTGAGAGCGATGCGGAGTTTGTCATTATTAATTATGACGGCGTAGAAATAGTAGCCGACGATATTGCAAAACAAAACTTTGACTTAATAATTATTGACGAAGCCAATGCGTACAAAACAATAACAACTAATCGTTGGAAAACTATGAATTACATCATGACTCCACGCACATGGGTGTGGATGATGACTGGTACGCCAGCAGCACAAAGTCCAACAGATGCTTTTGGGTTAGGTAAACTAATAGTCCCACAAAACGTGCCTAGATTCTTTGGGGCATTTAGAGATCAAACTATGATAAACATTAGTAAATTTAAATGGATACAAAAACCTGATGCAGATCAAACCGTATTTGCCGCCCTTCAACCCGCAATCAGATTTAGAAAAGAAGATTGTTTAGACCTACCGGAGGTTACACATGTTTTTCGGGACGCCCCCCTTACTGCGCAACAGGAGAAATACTACAAAACGCTTAAAGACGAGTGGCTTATGGCAGCGGATGGCGAAGAAGTTAGCGCTGTTAATGCGGCAGTTAAGCTCAATAAACTTTTACAAATATCGGGTGGAGCTGTCTACTCTGATACCAGTGCTGTCGTTGAGTTTGATGTTAGTAATCGTCTACGTGTTGTTGAAGAAGTAATACTAGAAGCAAGTCATAAGGTGCTTATTTTTGTACCATTTACTCACACTATAGAGCTACTTAAGACACATTTAAGAGGGGTAGGTATAACTTGTGAAGTAATTAATGGAAAAGTTCCTGTAAATAAACGCACAGAAGTATTTAAATTATTTCAAGAACAACCCAATCCACGAGTATTAATAATACAACCGCAAGCTGCTGCCCACGGGATAACACTAACAGCCGCAGACACTATTATTTGGTATGCTCCAGTAACGTCCATAGAGACTTATTTGCAAGCTAATGCACGTATAGATAGGCAAGGGCAGAAGAACGCAATGACTATTGTGCATATTAAGGGTAGTCCCGTAGAGACACGGCTCTATCAAATGTTGCAAAATAAACTCGAAGCACATGAAAAAATAGTTGACTTGTACAAACAAGAGATTAATAATAGTTGACAAAGTCAAATTATAGTTTTAATATGATTTAACTGGCAAAGACCAGCGTTTAACCTAAAGGAATTTATATGGAACAAGAAGTCCAAGGCCATTGTCCGCTGAAAAACTTGTAGAAGTTTATCTAAAGATACGTGATGCCCTAGAAGATAACTACAGAAGTTATATGGCTAAGAAAGCCACTCTAGAAGAGCAGATTGAGGTTGTGCAAACAGAACTGCTCGATATACTCAAAGGGATTGGTGCTACTAGTTTAAAAACTGTGCACGGTTCAGCTAGACGTAGTGTCAAACAACGCTATACAACCAATGACTGGGAGCGTTTTCATAAATTTATTGTGGAACACAATGCTCCTGAGTTACTGGAAAGAAGAATTCAACAAACCAATATGAAGCAGTTTTTGGAGGAGAATCCGGACTTGCATCCCGCCGGTTTAAACGTGGATAGCACATACGCAATTATTGTAACTAGGAGAAAATAATGAGCAACGTCGCTTTGTTTAATCAACAATTACCTGACTACCTTAAAGATGTAGAAGTTGATGATGTAACCCGTGCTTTATCGGGTGGTAACACCGGTGTAAAACGTATTGCACTTGGCAATAATAAGTTTATTTTAAAAGTAAACGGAGCCGAGATTTCCAAGAGCAACAATAGCAAGATGGAGATTGTTATTGTTAACGCCTCACCCAATGTATCCCGCACGTTCTACGCTAAAGCATGGGACCCGAAGGCTGATGCTGCCCCACCTGACTGCTGGTCTAATGATGGAGAGAAGCCTGACGCTTCTGTTAAAGAACCACAAAGTCCAATGTGCATGAACTGCCCACAAGACATAGCTGGTTCCGGTCAAGGTAGCACCAAAGCATGCCGTAAAAACCGCCGTATTGCTGTGGCTCTTTCTGCAGATTTAAACGGTGATGTTTATCAAATGACCTTGCAGTCTAAGTCAATCTTCTATGATTCCAAAAAACCAGGCGATCTAGATCACATGCCATTTGATCAATATGTACGTTATGTTGGCTCACAAGGTTACAATTTAAACACACTAGTAACTGAAATGCGCTTTGACGAGGACTCAACTGTAGGCAAACTGTTCTTCCGTCCAGTGCGATTCCTTGAGAAGGATGAATGGGAAATAGCCAAGAAGCAAGGCGAGACTAAGACTGCTAAAGCTGCAATCACAATGACTGTAGCTCAAGCCGATGGCATTAAAAAGCTAGAAGCTCCTGTAGCAAAAGCTGAAGCTGGAACAGTAGAAGTTGAAGCAATTGCTGAGCCAACAAAGCGTGTAGATAAAAAAGCTGCTGAGCCCACCCCTAAGCGTGACCTTAAAGCCGTAATGAGCGATTGGTCTAATGACGACGCAGCATGAGTCTTAGAGGGTATAGCTTTCGTCTTGTAAAAGCCAACCAAGCTGCTGATTCCAAAAACATTGGGGTCCAGCTTGGGCGGTATTGTATTGCCAACGATATCCCAGTAGCAACCATTGCCAAAAAGTTAAGCGTAACCCGCATGACTATATACAACTGGTTTACTGGGGTTGGTTATCCAACTAAAGATAAAGCTAAGAAAATAGAAAAATTACTAGATAAACATAACTAATGGCAATCAAAGATCTATTGGTAGCAGTTTTGCCGCCCGAGGGAGAAGGCTGGTATTGCACAGTCGGCTTACGGCAAGAAGGCGATAAACCACCAAGACAAAACTTCTTTCAGACTTTGGCAGATGTCGAAGCTGAAGTGAATACGTTGGTAGCTGAGAAGTATGATGCTTATTTTGCATGTGCTAAGTATGAAGACCCTAAACAGGGACGTATCCAACCAAACGGCAATCTTATTAAAGCTTTTTGGGTTGATGTTGATTGTGGAGTAGGTAAGCCGTACGAAGATCAAGCTGCAGGACTTAGTGCTCTTAAAGAGTTCTGCCATAAGATTAAAATACCTTTACCAACCATTGTTAACTCAGGGCGGGGCGTTCATGCTTACTGGAGATTGCAGGAAGTAGTTGGTCGTAAAGACTGGAAGCCTGTAGCCGAGCGGTTAAAAGCACTATGCGAAGATCATGGCTTTGCAGCTGACCCGTCACGCACCGCAGATAACGCCTCAATACTGCGGGTACCTGAAACATTTAACTTTAAACAGGAGCCACCGCTCCCAGTAGAACTACTAGCTGTATCTAAAGAGTTGCCGTTTGAGGCTATTAAACAAAATATTGGTGTGTTGATTGCACCTGATTGGATGCCACGTCAGCTCAATGAGATGACTCAAGCACTGCTAGGTAACAAGCAAAGTCGATTTAAAACCATCATGATTAAAACCATGAATGGGCAAGGCTGCGCTCAGCTTGAAAATATTGCAGTAAATCAAGACACAATTGAAGAACCACTATGGAGAGCAGGTCTGTCAATAGCGGCAGTTTGCGTAGACAAAGATGAAGCAATTCACAGGATTTCACAAGGGCACCCCGGGTACTCGCCAGAGAACACCGAACGCAAGGCGAATCAAACCAAGGGACCCTATACGTGCCAAACCTTTGAAAAGCTCAATCCTTCAGGGTGTGAAGAGTGCCAGCATAAAGGCAAGATATCTTCTCCGATTCAGTTGGGTTCAGAGATTGCGGTTGCAGAAGAGAATACTATTGTCGAAACGACGAAGGCTGGTAAAGAAGAGGTTTTTGATATACCGTCATATCCGTTTCCGTACTTTAGAGGTAAAAACGGTGGAGTGTACGTAGAGTTTAAAGATGAAGCCGGTAATGTAGATGCTATAAATGTATATGAACACGATTTATATATTGTTAAACGGCTACATGATCCTTCTCGTGGCGAATGTATTTGGTTGAGATTGCACTTACCTAAAGATGGTTTACGTGAGTTTGCAATGCCTGTCGTTGATGTAATGGCTCCTGAAAAACTTAGAGAGCGGCTCGGCTGGCATGGTGTTGTAGGTAATTCAGAGCAGATGAAAAGAGTAATGGCGTACATCATTACATTTACAAAAGAACTTCAACATAGAACAGAGGTAGAAATTATGAGAAATCAATTTGGTTGGACCGAGGACAACTCCAAGTTTATTCTTGGGGAGCAAGAGATTTCAGCAAACAAAGTTAGCTATAGCCCACCGTCTGCAACAACAGGTGCACTTTCTGAGTTTTTAAAGCCGACGGGAGACTATGCTGAGTGGAAAAAAGTTATACAAGTGTATAACCAGCCGGGATTTGAACCTCACGCATTTGCTTTCTTTACTGCGTTTGGAGCGCCGTTGCTTAAGCATTTGAACCTTAAGGGTGCGATTATTAATCTCATTAACAACACTTCAGGCACCGGTAAGTCTACGATCCTTAAAGCTTGCAATAGTGTTTGGGGGCATCCTGAAGAACTAATGATGCAATGGAAAGACACAATCAACTCCATAATCCACCGGATGGGCGTGCTCAATAATCTGCCAGCTACTATAGACGAGATTACCAAACTTAGTGGAGATGCTTTTTCAGATCTAGCTTATAGCCTGTCACAAGGGCGGGGCAAGAACCGCATGAAACAGCACGACAATGCTGAGCGAATTAACCATACTAAGTGGGCAACCATAGCGTTATGCAGCTCAAATGCTTCGTTCTATGACAAGCTAGCTGCCCTTAAATCTACCCCTGATGGTGAGTTTATGCGCCTTCTAGAGTACCGGATTGACTTAACAAGCAACTTAACTAAAGAAGAAGCCGACGCAATCTTTGGCAAACTGTATGGTAACTATGGACACGCAGGGGTTGAGTATGCCAAGTATCTTGTTAGTGACTTAGAAGAAGCTATTGATTTAGTTCTGCAGATACAGCAACGACTTGATAAAGCTCTTGGCTTGACTAGCAGAGAACGGTTTTGGTCAGCAGTTGTTGCATGTAACATTGCCGGCGCTTTGATTGCTAAAGACTTAGGCATTATAGACTTTGATGTTAAGAGAGTTTATGACTGGATTGCTAAAGAGTTAGTAGTAATGCGCAGTGAAGTTAAGGTTCCTTTAGGCACACAAAGTAGTATCATCAACGAGTTTATTAATGAGCATCGTGCCTCAGTGTTGGTCATAAACAACGGAGCAGACTCTAGGTCTGGCATGGAACAACTGCCTATTGTGGAGCCTAAGTTTAATGACTTGTTTATTAGGATTGAGCCAGATACCAAGAAGATGTTTATCAATGCTAAGCAGCTACGTGCTTATTGCAGCGACCAACAGGTTACCCTAAAAGACATTTTAAAAGGACTTGAAATTGACAAAGCCTATCTAGGACACATTAAGAAGCGCTTATCTAAAGGAACTAAAGTAGCGTCTGGTCCCGTAGATGTGCATATTTTTGACCTAAGTAGCCACCATTTTGAGGATGCCGAATCTTATATACAGGCAGCTAAGAGCGTACTTGATGCTGATCCACGGGCTAAACTTTAGAGTTAATTGGCGTAATTTTGTGGTCGGCTCGTCATTTTTTATACCGTGCTTAGATCATAGCCATGCTTTGGAACAAATCAAAAGGACTACTAAACGCCTTAAATTCAAGGTAAAAACTCAAATTGTTTTAGAGCGTGGTATTACTGGGTTGCGTATATGGCGTATTAGGTAGTATCATACAGTTGTAGCCAAGGGTTTTGACTACATTCCTTTAGGTATTACTTGATACCCCGCCCCCTCGGCGGGGTTTTTTTATCGTTCGCCGTACTCAAGCATTGGTAGTAACTCAGGTATAAGGTTCTTATTAATCCCCATACCACCAGTTATATTAGCAAGAGCTCGGTCTTTGTACCTTTTTTGTATTGAGTCAATTAAATCTTCAGGATCTATCCCAACTCCTGGATTGGTTTGGCTAAATTTCACCATCTTATCTATTACTTTAGCCATCATATCTGCATCGCTAGAATCTACAGCTATAAAGAAAGCGTTTAGCAAGTCAGTGCGTCTATTCATTATGGTTTCGTTAGCGTTCTTTGTTTGAAACGCAGCTTGTTGCTTTTGGGCAACTCGTTCTGGGGAGAAACCAAGCGTTTGAGATAAAGCCTCACGAGCACTAATATCTTCTACTAAAGTATTGCCTTTAAGAGTTAGTGCCTGTCCTTCAACCATATACCTAGTGCCGATCATAACGTTCTTAATAGCTGCTGGCATTAGCGCTTCCATTGCACGTTCTGTATGTCCATCGTTAAAGCGTTTTAAGGCTTCAGGATAGCTAACCAATAGTGCACCCATAGAAGGGCCCAAAGTATTAATAAACATATTTTGGACGTAATCTACTTCGCTCTGACTCTTACGCACATCTGGGAACCACATATCCGGCAAGTTAATGTTCATACGGTCGGCAAAATTTGAACCGGTTACTTGCGATAGTAAGCCTCTGGATATTGTATCTCCAACAAAACCACCAAATGTTCTGTTAGCCCAGTTCTTAAACCAGTTGTCTGTATCAAATGGCTCGTCGTCTTCACCAAATGCCGCATGAAAAGCTGACGCTACACCTGAAAAAATAAACCATATAGGTAAGCCAGTTGCACCGGCAGTTAAGAAAGACATACCTAGCATACCAACAAAAGCGTCACGGGCTTCTTTTCTAACTTCAGCCATTTCTTTTTCTTTAGCAGCCAAAGCTGCATTAAGCACGTCATCTGGAGCTGTTTTTAAGTCTTTTTCAATTTTAGCAAGCTCTGCTTTTTGTCCATCAGCCCAACCTTTTTGAAACGTACGGAACAAAAGGACAGACATGTGTTGTGGGTACATCTTAAACTGCAGTAATACGCTAGCAATGTTGCCACGGAAGTAACGTGGTTTATTTGTTGTGTTGTAATTAAACATGGTCTCTTGAGTAAGATCCCGTGCTTGATCCAAGGCTAAATTATAAGCTGCCTCTGGAGTCATTTTTTTGTTGGCTATGTTTTTCTCGTAAGCTAGTTCAAAAGAAGTCATAAACGCAATTTCACGGTTAAACTTTTCGGCTGCGTGGAACGGCAAGCTAGCGTAATACATAAACTTTTGCCATCTACCAGTATATTGTTCTGAGGGCATTTCTCCTATACTTACAGACTCATGCGCTAATGTAGTATCAATAACTTGTCTAATTACACCTTCTTGATATACGTTAGCTAAAGTTATACCTTTTGGTAATTTAATTTTGCTAGTGCCATCTTTAGTGTTTATTTCATCTAAAGTTTCTAACTTAGCTCTTGCCAAAGACAAAAACTCGTAACGATCGTTTTCTTCATTTATATAGCCAGCGCCACCCAACATACGCACATATTTTGCTACTACTGTACCAACACGTATAGGACCACCATATTTTGCTCCAGCTACCGGTACAAATAAACCTGGGATAGCCATCATATTAACTACTGCTGAAGCGGGAGCAGTTAAAAATTGTAAAAATCCAAAGTGCGTTAAGAACGTTGTTAGCTTGGAATGTTTAGGGGGCTCAAGCACACCGCTCTTAAATTGTTTAGCAAGCTCGTTTGCCACATCGCCATAAGTTGATTTTTCTTCGGTTGTCGGCATGCTCATTGAACGTATTTTAGCGCCTTCAACAATATTAAATAACGCTGGCATATGTTGGAAGCGGGCACGTTGATATGCAATTCGTTCAAAAGACAAACTAAATACACGAAGCATATCTTGACTAGGACCAGCTACGTTTTGACGATGCAAGAACATTTTTTTAATACTTTCAGAAGGCAACATTTCTAAATAGTATTGCCCAAATGCGTCTTTAATTGATTCTTGAAGTGCAGAAACTCTGTCTTGAATAATTGCCGGATCAGTGCTTTTTAATATGTCTTCAGTGCTTTGGTCAACTAACTCTTTAATTTTGTTAAGCTGAGTTACTTCGTTTAATTTTTCATTAAGCACTTCATTGAATCCTTGACCAGGCCATAGTTCAGCGGCAGCCCTTGTTTCAGCTTCGTCTTGCTCTATAAGTGCACCTGTTACCTTATCTGGAGCTCCAAGAAATCTTTTAATTAAACGTGCTTTTTGTTTTTCTAGTTCAGCATCTCGGGCAAAAGCATCTTCAAACTGCAAAAAGATCTTATCTTTGCCCCTACCAACCATTAAGAAATAGTCTCCAAAACGTTTAATTGGGAAGTAAGGACGAATAATGCTCTTTTGAATTTGTTCGTTAAAACTAAGTAATTTAGCGTTAATTTCTTTTGGGGTCAGATTTTTAGCTAAACCAGCTTCTCTAATCCTATCTTCTTGAACCTTAATGTATTCTGTCATGCGGCTCTCGTAGAAGTTACGCACTGAAGTGTATAAATTAACAGCATCTGTTCCGCCAGGACTACTGCTCATTTTGCGCCATGCGTCTTTTAACTTAGATTTATCATATGCTTCTAGTTCTTTGGGCATGTCTTTTTTAGTAAGCAACTGCTGTAACTGAGGATCTAAGATAGACGGGTCCATTTTTTGCATAGTGGATTCAATCATTATCTTACCCATTTGCTCAGCTGTGTCTGGATGATTTTGAAGTAAGTTGCTCCACATTTTTAAAATTTGCCCACCATCTCGTAAAATTGCATTACGAGAAGCCAACATAGCGTCGAGTTCTTTTACGTAATCTTTGAGCTGTGGCATATCTTTACCGTATATGTCGGCTAGCTGGTCAACTGTAAGTGCACC